CATTAAAGATTTCTTATTCAAAAATATAAAATCCTGTATGTATTTATTTAGTTTCTTTATTCAAAATAAGCTTTTTTCCCTTCAAAACAAGCTTATCTCCAATTTTAATATTTAGTTTTTCAAACATGCCTTGATTTGCTTCTACAACAAATTGGACATTATTTGATTTTGGGACACACGATTTTTCACTATTAGCTTGCATATCTTTGATATCCAATATTTTGTAATCTTTGTTTAAAAATGCTAAAGATAAACCAAAATCTACATTTTTATTCCAAAATGAATGATTATCTGGAAAATTAAACTCAAAGAAAACTACTTCATTTTCATCTAAAGGCTCTGCAAACATCAATCCTTTAGCTCTTGACTTATCATCATTTGCTATAAATCTAACATCAAATTCATCACGGAATTTGCTACTAGTCAGTCATGAACCAACTTTTTTAAATCTTTCATTAGAAGCTTTTACACTTCTAGCTGCTTCTAAATCAAATCTATCTTTTGTTCTTGATTTTCTAAATTCATTAACAGTTTCTTGACTTAAATAATGATCTCTCAAAGCTAACTTAGCTCTATCTGTTAATTCTACACTTCTGCCATATCCTATAATCAATCCAGCGGTCTTAAGCGCTAAAATATCGTTATCAGATACTTGATTAGGAATTTTGCAAATTTTTGAATCTTTATGAAGAGCAATCTGACTTGCAGCTGTTACTAAATCATCTTGATTTGAGTCAATAGCCTTAAGAATTTCAATATCTCTATTGCTTAGTTTTGCAGCTTCTCTTTTTGGTGCAGATGAAACTCCAAGTAACTGAATTTGAATATCTGAAAGACCTAATCCTTCCATTGAAGGACCATCAAAAATTTCAGCGTGTAAATCTAATGAATGAACTGGTTTGATTGGTAATGGCATAATTGTTTCTCCTATAAAACTCTATTTTCTGGAATTCTTGTAATGGCTGGATCAGAGCTTCTATTCTCCCACTCATAATCTTCAAGAGGATCACCCGAATGATTTAGTGCATCCATAGAAGGTGATTTAGCAGGATATCTAAACTTTTCTCCTGTTGAATCTTCACCATTTAATTGAGCTTCTATACTTCCTTCGTCACTTGCATCTAATGGTAACTCAAAACCATCAGGAACTCTTTTTCTTTGACTTGCTCCCCCACTTTCAGTTGGTTCGCCTTGGTTAAATTTGTCATTGTTTTTATGGATAGGCGCAATAGTATCGTATTTAAATTCGTGATCGTCTGGATTTTGAGCTAATCCACTTTGAGATGAATAATATGAAGAAATTTTACTGAACAACTTATCTGAAATACTAAACTTATAATTTTTGTCAAGTAACTCACATACTTTTATGACTATAAATGGATTATTATTCATTAGAATGAGTGTCCTGAGTTTCCATAAGGGTAAATTTTATAAATATCCTCTAGTCCATCAATAGTATTCTTGTGAAAATCTTTTCTGTCAGCATAAGTAGTATCTGACTCATTTTTTCTAAGATTTGATTCTATACCCTTATTTAAATCAACAGTTTTAAGTGCAGAGCCTTCAGGTATTACACCCATTTCTTTTCTTTGATGCACATTAGCTCTTCCATCAGGGTCTAAATAATCATTTATAGTTGTTTCGTTGTAAAGATCAGAAGCGTAGTCTCTGTTAGCTTTAGCTCCATTGTCAAGATAATCATCTAAGCCCTGCCAACCATCTTTTACTTCTATTTGTTTGTATGACATTTCGGGCCATCTGTCATAAGCAACAGTATCAAATTGATTTCTTTCGTCTTGGGGATATTCTTTTTGAATTCTATTTCTTCTACCTGTAGCATGACCTTCAGCTATACGATTGATTTCTTGATCCGAAATAGCATAATGTAATCTTGAAGGCTTGTCAGGATCTAAATATTGCTCTCTTGGATACTGTGTATCTTTGTTATATTTTCTTCTTGATTGTAAACTTTCTTCTCTAGTCGTAAGATGTTCTTCTTTGGTTTTAAGATGTTCTTTAATGTACTGGGGAGAATTTTTGATTATGCTTTCTGCTTCAAGTTCTAAAGATTGTTTGTAGTTATGCAAAAAAGCTTTGAACTTGACTCTTAGTCTTTCTGAAGGATCTAAAATATAATTAGCTGCTTCTTGTTCAGGATTTTGTTTGTGGAAAATACTTAATCTTGTTTCTAAGTTTTTATCAGAAGGAACAGGATCCATATGAGTTTTTGAAAGTATATTTTCAAAACTCATATCTTCATCAATATACATATTGATGCCCCTAGCGCCTTGTCCAACACCCATAGGTTTTTTGCCAGGAGTAAATGGAGATGCTTGACCACCACCTCCAACGCCACCAAATTGAGCTGTTTTGATATTCTTAGACATACTGATTACTTCTCAAAAAATATATTACAAACCTTTAATTATCTAAACCTTGCACTTAGATTTACCATTTTAGATTTTGGTAATCTTTGAATCATTTTTGAAGTTAGACACTCATAAG